AAAGGGTGGGCTTAAAACCTCACCCTTTTTTAACCACTAATTTTAAGAGAGATGACATTAGACGAAAGATACGAACAATTAAGGACAGAATTATCGGTAAACCCATACGCAGAGGTTGAGTACCCGCCAATAGCTGTTAGCTATGGCACATACAAATCAAAAGACGACACATATCCAACACCCATAGGAACCTATGGAAACTTCAGCTTTGTACAAGCACCACCAAAAAGTAAGAAGACTTTCTTTATATCAATGATTGCAGGAGCCTACTTGTCCGGTAAAACGGACTGCACAGGCGCAATAAGAGGTCACAGAGAAGACCTTAAGCTAGTTCACTTCGATACTGAGCAAGGTATATTCCACGCTCAAAAGGTATTCCGCAGAGTTTTGGATATATCTAAATACGATGGCCTGGATTATGATCCGTATGCAATGAGGACATTGCCTGCAAATGAAAGGGTAAAGTTTATTGATTGGTACTTAGATAAGTATCAGGATGAAACGGGTCTTGTTATTATCGATGGTGTTGCTGACCTAGTGCTAGACGTTAACGACATTAAGGAATCAGCAGCTATAGTCCAGGAGATAATGAGATGGAGCGAAGAGTACAATGTTCACATTATGGTAGTTATCCATAGCAACTTCAATAGTGATAAGCCTACAGGACACTTAGGTTCATTCCTAGAGAAGAAAACAGAGACACAGATACAACTTAAACTTAAGGAAGATAACGAAGACATAGTTGACGTTATATGTAAACGCAGTAGGTCCTACCCCTTTGAGCAATTCAGCTTTGAGGTAGATAGGCAAGGCACTCCACGAATTATAGATAAAATCGATGACATACTCAGAATTGACACTTCATTTTGACACAAAACCAACACCGCACCAATCCTTCAGAAGGGGCCGTAACGGTATTGCTTACACACCAAAGAAAATACTTGACTTTAAAAAAGACATAGCTCACAGTGCAATGTTTCAAGTAGGAAATGAGTTTGAGATAATAAGAGCAGGTACTCCGATTATAGTGGAGCATCTGCATTATTGTTTTGAATTCACTAAATCCACAGCTCTTAAACGCAGAATAATAGGTATGCCAAAGGCCACTAAGCCAGACTTACTAGACAACCTTAACAAAGCATTCATAGATGCTTTGGAAGGAACTATATTCGAGCAGGATCAAAATATCGTTGAGGTAAGAGATTTAAGAAAATTTTATGGAGAAAGTGATTATATTGAAATAAAATTACTATATTAGCTAAAACAATTTAACTATGTTCGGGATATCATTTTTTCCTATTTACGGTTGTGTCGCTGGAGTTAACTTTAAGGATCAAGCGATGGACGAAGCCTTTGAAGAAGTTGGGGACTATATTATGATCCAGCTTCTTTTTTTTATATTTGGAGTAACCTTTATATACTATGTGGGAGATACTGACTAAGAGGCATAGGGAGTGGATTTCAATGGCTATGTCTATCTGTAAAGATATACACCTGGCAAACGATATTGTGCAGGATATGTATTTGAGACTGAACAAGTATTTAGATAAACCTGAAAAAATAATAAAAGATGGTGAGGTCAATTCTTACTTTATATATATCACTTTACGTAACCTGTTCTATGATGCTAAAAAAAATCAAAAAGCAGAAATCAGTAAAGACTACTCAGATGTTGAGAATATCAGTGTCCTTTCGGCTCTTGCGGAAATTCCAGAAGAGAGAGAGGAAAATGACCATATGGAGGAGGCATACCTTACGATATTTAAAGCAATTGATAAGGAGGTTTCCACGTGGCATTGGTATGACCAAAAACTATTCAGGTTATACTATTACACTCCTCAATCTCTTAGAGACATTGCTGGCGATACAAAGATTTCACTTACGAGCATATATAACTCTTGCAAGAACTACAGAAAAATTATTGAAGAAAAGTTCGGTGAGGACATAGAAGACTTTTTTAATCAAGATTATGATAAGATATGAAACGCAGAAAAACAAAAGCAGAGATAAATAAAAACATAAAATTCATCCCTACAACAGAATTTCATAGTACATACTATTATAGTAGAACTAACAGAAAATCATCTTATGTTGATAGGGCATTAATTAAAGGAAAATGAGTATACCAGAAGCACCAAAAGATAAACGAACTAAAGCATATAAACAGTGGAAAGCTAAGTATGACTCAGCCCCAAAAGGGCTGGGTGATACCATAGAGAAGATAACCACAGCCACAGGAATAAAGAAGGCTGTAAAGTTCTTAGCTGGAGAAGATTGCGGTTGTGACGAGCGCAAGGAAGTCCTGAATAAGAAGTTCAACTATAAGAAGCCTGATTGTTTCAATGAAGATGAATTTTTATTTATGCAGAACATTATAGAAACTGGGGTTGAGAGACTTGATGCTGATGAGGTATTGAAGATGGTTAGCATATACAATAGGGTTTTCAACGAAAACAAGAAACCCACAAATTGTTCCTCTTGTTTTGTGAACAGTATATTCAAGCCGTTAAAAACATTATATGGCACCTATAAATAACGAAGCCGACCTGTTCGACTTTCTTAAACGCAGTAAGTATCCCGACCTTGTCAAGGCTAAAACACAGATGAGTCGATGGGATTGTTATTCACCAAAGGTTAGGCACCGTATAGAACTTAAATGCAGAAAGAAACATTATGACACACTACTTATTGAAAAAAAGAAATTTGATGCGATCATTAAGATTTGTGAGAATAACCTTGATATACCTATGTATATTTGTAGCACTCCAGGTGGCGTGTTCGTATTTAATCTATTTTGGATTGAGCCTGACTGGGAAATCAACAGAAGAAATCCAGCTACTACTGAGTTCGCTAATGGGGCTAGAGTAGAAAAAGAGGTGGCATATTTAAATATAAAAGAAGCAACGGTATTATGAATTGGAGTAAAGACGATACATTTTCATTTTATTTAGATGAGTTTATGGACGATAAAGAAGACAGAAAAAAAATACCTGTTTATTCTGGAGTAATTAATTACTTTCCAGATGCTATAAAAGAAGTAGCTAAATGCAGTTATGCAGGACAGCAACAGCATAATCCTGATAAGCCATTGGCTTGGGATAGAAGTAAGTCTGGAGATGAGTTAGACGCTTTAATGCGTCACCTCATCGATGCTGGAACAATGGATACAGATGGCGTAAGGCACTCAGCCAAAGTAGCCTGGAGAGCATTGGCTAATCTGCAAAAAGAAATAGAGAATGAAATCTAAACGAATTACTCAAGCTCAGAAGCTTAAACAACTAGAAAGCAATGTTGCACAGTTGCAGTCAATGGTTGTAGATATATATAGAATGGTGCAAGAAAATACTAAAGCCAGAACAGATGGAGACGATAAGACTGCTTGATGGTACTGATTGGGCTATAGATGATATAGTCAGTAAGATGTACGATAATGAGTTCTATTACGGATACCTCAATAAGTCATCCCTGTCCTCATCGTCCTGCAAGAAGTTACTAGAAGGTATCGATAGCTACTTAGGCAACCGAGAACCTTTGGACAGTAATATGAAGCCACTCAGAGAGGGTAGGCTTATTCACGTTTCACTATTAGAAAAAGATAAACTAGATGACTATTACCATTTTGTTGATGTGGCTACTAGGCGTAACAAAGGCTATAAGGAAGCTGTTAAAGACTCTTCTTTGGAAGGTAAAGAGATTATGCTATCTAAGGAGAAAGTATGGGCGCAAAGCATTGTTGATGCTGTTTTGGACAACCCAACAGCAAATGAATTATTTACAGGAGGTGAATATGAGTTACCAGGAATCGGATACGTTGATGGACTCCCCTTCAGAGCGAAAGCAGACTGCCTGAATGGTGATCGGATTGTCGACCTTAAGACGACATCCGATATAGATTCTTGGCACTACAATATGGACTTTTACGGATATGATGCACAAGCATACATCTATATGACTATATTTAAGAAAAAAAGCTTTACATTTGTAATAGTAGACAAAAAAACACTAAAGGTAAAAACATACGATGCAACTTCAGATGACATACGGCAGGGCAAACAAAAGGTTGGCGAGGCAATTAGCAACTATATTGAAGGAGTGGGATTTTAGAAGTACCATAGTAGAAGAATACTTCATCCTAACTTGCCACGATATAATTGCTGGTGTTCCACTAAAGGAACTATATATAAGTGTTGACCTGTTCGAAGAGCTAGAGGCATACGAAGAGTGTGAGGGAATACTATTGGCGTGCCAATTGTGTACTACATTAACATTAACAAATTATTTAAACAAAGAAGAAGATGACGATAAACAGTGAGATAGCATCAGAAGTATCAAGGATAGAGAAGATAGTAAAAACAGTTACAGGCAGAGACCTTAGAAGCAAAGTAAGAGACCATAAGAATGTTATGGCTCGTTCTATATTTTATAAGATAACACACGAATACTTGTGTAGGTCTGGTGTTAGGATAGGTGCTAAGAACTACGTAGCCAAGTATATGAATAAGAACCACGCTACAGTACTGCACGCTATGAATAACTTTGACGAGGATATAATTTTATCCCCATTAAACAAGAAGATGTACGATACTTGTGTTGAGGTGTTCGGTAGCCTGGGGGATGTCTATGAAAGTGTAGATAAAAGAGATTTAGAGATAGATAATCTGAAAAACAAAATAACTGACCTTCAGTTACAATTAAGTAACGTCAGACCTTATCGTAAAGACATTGAGCATCTTGTAGACTTGTTGCTTAAGATACCAAGTGACAAACTTGATGATGCTGAATTTAGAATAGGTGTAATGTTAAAAGGATTTGCAATTGAACCGAGGAACCAAAAAACGGAAATTATCGGCTCTTATGAAACGACTGGAAGCTTCTAGGGATATGGAGGCTCAAAGTTACTGTTTCAATAAAGGCTATAAGATATACCCAATCCCTGAAGGATTGGATTACCGTATACAAATAGAGTATAAAGGTCAGACTAGATTAGGAGAAAAGATATATAGCAAAACTGAATGGTATGATGCTATATGGGAATTATACGATAAAATATATGAAGGAAGAAACCTATAGGCCGTTACCACCTTCCCTTACCATTAAACGCAGTAGGGTTGATGGTCTAGGTTTATTCGCTAACGAATATATAGAGGCAGAAACTTATCTTGGAATCACACATATTTTCTTGTATATGGAAGCTGAATGGATCAGAACTCCGTTAGGCGGATTTTTAAATCATAGTTCAGATCCTAATTGCTCTATAACATATAAAGATAATGAATATGGTAGAAGCAAAAGAATGTTATATACAGAGGAAGGTATAGCCGCTGGAGAAGAGCTTTTGATTTATTATTCTTTAGATGAATATAAAGATAAAATAAGTAATTTTAAGTAATGCCTAGACAGAAGCCAGAACGTAAGTATATGAAGAAGACCGATGGTCGGAAGGGCAACGGTGCAAAGCGTGGCGATGCACTTGTTCGGAAGACTATGGCTACTCCTGCCAATATAAACAAGGCTAAGAAGAACAGGTCGAAGATACTTGCTACCAATGCGATAGAAGAGGTTTATGGGTCTGAGGCTAACTTCTGGAAGATGGTCGCTGAAAAGGCACAAGACTCGCAGTACGACCGTAAGATGGTTATTGAGTACGTATACGGTAAAGCAATGGATAATCCTGATGCGCTGTCCCAAGCTAAGGACATAGACTTCTCCATCGTAAATATCTTTACAGGTTCAGAGAAGCCAAAAGAAATAGAAGACATAATCGACATTACACCTGAAGATGAACAAGAATGATTTCTTACTACGGAAGCAAAAGTAAGTTGGTTAATCTATATCCTAAACCAATACACAATAAAATAATAGAACCCTTTGCGGGTAGCGCAAGGTATTCTTTGAAATATTGGGACAGGGATGTACTTCTTATTGATAAGTATGAACCAATAATAAAAATATGGCATTGGCTTCAACAAGCAACAGTGAATGACTTAGATAGCTTACCCGTATTAAAACAAGGGGATTGTTTATTGGACTTTAATCTTTCGGAAGGTGAGAGATTATTTATGTCTTTCATAGTTAGTAATGGGGTATCAAGCCCAAGACATACCGTTACAAAAAGAGCAGCTCCTGATATTAAATACAAAATACAAACAACGAAAGACATACTTCCTAAAATAAAACATTGGGATATACGTCTTGGTGATTATATTGATATAAAAAATCAAGAAGCGACTTGGTTCATAGACCCCCCTTATTTTAAGGGTGGAGAACACTATCCTAAAGGCAGTAAGTATATAAATTATGAAGAACTAGCCTATTGGTGTAAGTCGAGACAAGGGCAAGTTATTGCCTGTGAAAATGATAATGCAAGTTGGTTGCCATTCAAACATTTAAAAGACCATTGGGGTGGTGTAAAAAGAAGTAAAGAAGTAATCTATTATCAAATATGAAAGTACCTAATTTAAACCCGAAGTATAAATCGTTTGGTAATGACTCCAGATACTTTATCACCACAGGTGGTCGAGGGTCTGGTAAGTCTTTTGCCGTTAACGTGTTCCTGTTGCTCCTAACTTACGAGAAAGGACACAAGGTACTATTTACACGGTATACGATGGTATCTGCATCTTCATCGATTATACCTGAGTTCATTGAGAAGTTAGAACTTATGGGAGTTGTCGAGGACTTTCGCATAACGAAGGACGAGATAACAAATATCAAGACAGGCTCATCGATTATGTTCAAGGGGATACGCACCGCCTCAGGGAATCAGACAGCATCACTCAAATCGTTAAACGCAATAACCACCTTTGTCCTGGATGAGGCTGAAGAGCTGATAGACGAGGACACATTCGATAAGATTGATCAGTCTGTTAGGGTCAAGACTAAGCCCAATAGAGTTATACTGATACTTAACCCAACCACTAAAGAACACTGGATCTGGGGGCGTTTCTACGCCAACAGAGACATTCCCGAGGGCTTCAACGGTATTAAGTCAGGGATTACATATATACATACGACATACTTAGATAACACTGATAACTTGTCGCAGTCGTTCCTAAATCAGATAGCAGAGATTAGAAGACGTAGGCCTGAGAAGTACACACACCAGATACTTGGTGGATGGATGGAAAAGCAAGAGGGTGTTATATTTACCAATTGGAGAGTAGGAGAGTTTAACGATAACTATGAGACTATCTTCGGACAGGATTTCGGTTTCTCTGTTGACCCCACTACACTTGTGAAGCTGGCCATCGACAAAGGTAACAAGCGGATATTCCTTAAGGTAATGTATGCTAGGACAGGAATGTCTACTACACAAATAGCAGACTTTAATATTCGTTATGCAGGTCCGCACCTCATAGTGTCGGACTCTGCAGAACCACGACTGATTAAGGAGATTAAGCTGAAGGGATGTAACATTACCCCAACCGTTAAACGCAGTGGGTCTATCTTGTCGGGAATAGCACTGCTCCAGGATTATGACTTAATAGTTGACCCAGACTCCACAGAACTGATTAAAGAGCTTAATAATTACGTGTGGGCTACTAAGGGTCAGACAAAGCCTGTAGATAAATGGAACCACTGTATTGATGCTATCCGCTACGCTGCTCAGTACGTTCTAGTAAATCGCACAAAAGGTTCTTATACTATTAGGTAGTTTAAAATATTTTTGTATATTTGTTCTGTCGAGAGACAAGTATTATTTTTTTCATTTTTATTATTCTTGTAGGTAATATCCCCCATCTTGGGGGATTTATCGTTAAACGCAGTAGGGTTACTCTTAAACGCAGTAGGGTTTTGCCAAACTTGACAAACTTGCCACCTGCCATTTCTTAACGTTAGCTTAACATTAGATTCTCCAGGGCTTTGTATGTTTGTACCATAATCTTAAAACAAAAGATATGGTAATGGTATATGAAATACATAAATTAACAAACTCACAACTGTTCGGTGAATTAGAAGATTCACTTATGTTGTCAACAGAATTGTTAAGGGAAATTAAAAATAGGGGATTATCTCCTGAAACATTAACAGGGGCATCAGCATGCTGATGCCTATATAAAACAAAAGATATGGCAACAAGATGCACAATTAAAATAGAAGGCGTAAACTACGCTAAAATATATAAACACTGGGACGGATATCCAGAAGGTATGTCTTCCTGGTTAGAAGAGTTTAATACTAACTTTAATAAAGAGAGGGGTAATAATCCAGAGTATAAGTTCGCTCAATGTTTAAGATTTTCAGAGAGAGAAGGGAATAGATTCAACTTAGATATGAGTGCATATACAGGGTGGGGTGTTATTCCTTTTGATGATGACTGTTTTGCCGAGTACGAATATACACTAACAGATAAAAAAGTTAAATTAAAAAAACTATAATGAGTAAACCGACACTAAAGCAAATTCTTGAGGCTAAGGGATTCAGCCCACAGGATGCTAAGACAACCGCAGAGCTTGCAAAGCTCGCCACAGAATCCCCTAATATAACAAAAGATGGTATAACATTTAAAATCACTATATAATGACTTGGATACTAACAGCACCACAAACAAAGGTGGATAAACTAAAAGAAGCCACTAAAGGTGGTAAAATCTTCAGTGCTACATTCGAAAAGAAGGATGGTACTATCAGAACGATTAACTGCAGAAGAGCAGTTAAAAAAGGTGTGAC